TTAGAGTACGCATGCCCGGATAGCGTCCGCGAGGTCGAGGGCGACGGGGAGCGGTAGGCGGACGGTCGCCCCGTCCACAGACAGCCCTACGAAGCGCCCGCCGTTCCACACCTTGACCGGGACTTTGCGGGCTCGGGTCATGACCGATCCCTTCATTGAACCTGCGATGCGGCCCGCGCCGGCGAGCATGGCGTCGGTGATGGTGGCGACCTCATCGTGGGCCAGGACGACGGGGCGGAAGTCGGGGTGCGCGATCCGGACACCCTTGGCGACCGCCTTGACGCTGAACGGGGAGGGGGCAACGCCAGCGCGGAAGTCACCTAGCGCGGCCAGATGACCCTTCAGCGCGTCATAGATGGTCCCGACAAGCGTCTCACCGTTCAGCTCAGAAGCGCGGCGAAGAAGACCGTAGGTATGAGGGTTGAGAAAGACCGGTGTACGGCGGGTTTCATGGGCGATGGTCATGCAATTATTATAGCTTTTCAAGGCGTTCTTAGCAAGACGGTCGGCTTCGACGCCGCCCTCTTGGAGGAAATCCCAACCCGAGCTAAAGGAAGCCAACCAACAGTGGAGTAAACCCATGAAGCGCCTACTTCTTACCAGCTTGGCCATGAGCCTCGTCGCCAGTGCTGCGTTCGCCCGAACACCGGCCGTACCTGGCTGTGTGCAGGCGGCTCCGCCAGTTGCGCATACGTCGTGGACGCTGCTCATCACCTTCGATCAGCGTGCGCCGATCCAGATTGCCAACATCGCCACCGAAAAGGCGTGCTGGAAGCTGGCCGGCGACATCACAACCAAGATGGACGTCGATGGCACCGAGATCGGCATGCACGTGCCACAATGCCTGTCCGTGGAAATGGCCCCTTAAGCGGAGCGGCGCTACTGTTTGAAGAGGGTGGGGGGTTGCCGCGCGAAGCTTCGGTTGTGAGGTCGCACACTTCCTATCAACTTGAAAAGCTTGGTGTTCTAGCGCTAGACGCGCCCTCTTTTTCGCTTCGGCGAGCTGCGGCCTACCGGCCTCGCAGGCGTCAGGGATCGCCTGACGAGCGTGCCTGTCCAGCGCCTCGACGTGTCTCATCCAGGTATACGGGAGCGAGGCTATGCCGTGAGACACTTTTGGCGTCTTGTACGGGTGTCTCAAAAACCATTTGACGGCTCTCCCCGAAGGGTCTAGACCCAAACGAGACACAAGGAGTGGTGACATGCCGATTTGGGGTTACGCGAGGGCGTCGAGCGCGGGTCAGGACACCGCCATACAGGAAGCGGCGTTGACGGCCGCTGGCGCGCACAAGGTCTTCGTCGAGAAGCGCAGCGGCAAGTCCACCGCCGGCCGCGATCAACTGGCCCTCATGCTGGACGTGTCCAGCGAGGGCGACACGGTGTTGGTGACGCGGGTTGATCGGCTCGCGCGCAGCATCGGCGACCTTCAGGACATCGTGCGCAAGCTCAAGGCGAAGGGCGTGGCGTTCCAAGCCACGGAACAGCCGATCGATACCTCGACGGCCGCCGGCAAGGCGTTCCTCGACATGCTGGGCGTGTTCGCTGAATTCGAAACGAACCTACGCCGCGAGCGCCAGTCGGAAGGCATCGCCAAGGCGAAGGCCGCAGGCGTCTACAAGGGCCGTCCGGCGACTATAGACATCGCGGCGGTCAAGGGGCTGAAGGGAGAGGGTCTTGGCGCATCGGCGATAGCACGTCGTCTCAAGATCGGCCGTGCGAGTGTCTATAGGGTCCTGGATGAGGATGGCCAAAATGGGCGTTAGTGCTACTGAAGTGAAGCTATGGCGTGAAAAGAGCGGGGCCAGTATCGCTGCGACCGCAGTGCAGTTCAATGTCAGCGAAGAGACAGTGAAGCAATGCTGCGAGGGCTCAAGCCAAGTTTCAAACGATCCTGTAAAGCTTCCCGTTCATAGTCGCTGGCGAGCCGTCTCGCATGAGGATGCTGTCGAGATCAATTCTAATCTTATCGCCGAACAGGCGGCCTCGATCGCGGGCGACGAAGACGCGCTCGCGACGATCCTTGAGGTGAGTGGAGAGCTAGACAGAAGGATCATGCGGCGACTTGAGGCCGAAGAGGACGCGGCGAAAGCAGAGGCAAAAGCCATCAAAGCTGAAGAAAGGGCCGTTTCTCGGATTGCGAAAGCTGAACAACGCGCCCGAGCCAAAACTTACATTGCCGGCTCTCAGTTTTAGGAGTAGAATAAAGCTTCATTCGATTGGGGTCCTGACCCCGCCCCATGAAGATGCTCCTTTCCAAAGGATAAGGCCCGCCTTGAGCAGAAGGCGGGCCTTTTTCATGTCTCGATGGGCTCGAAGCTGGCGTTCAAGGCGTCGGCGAACATGTCATCGGATGGGCGGTCCTTCTTGCTGATGTCACGCGACATCAACGCCAAGCCAAGCCGGATCAGCAACGCGCCGAGCTGAGCCGTGTTCCTGCGGAAGTTGTTCTCATCGATCCCTTCACCTTGTAGGATTTTCGCCGTGTCGCGGTCGCACAGCACGGCGAGCGTCGCGGCTTGCTTGAGCATGAGCTGTTGCGCTTGGTTCGGATGTCTGCCTAGTTGTTCGGCGAGCCCGAGCACGGTCTTTTTGAAGTTCCGGGCGGCTTGGGTGCGGCCGTCAACAACCTTCCCATCGATTTCAAGGTTCAGAACGCTTGCAACTTCGGTGATGTTTGTCATCGTCAACTTAAATTATGAGATTGTGAATCGTTTTTGATCAGCGGCTCCAGCATGGAATGCTTGATTGTCAAACGGTATACTCGCCACGCCCGCCAGGACTTCCTACACGGCCGATAGGCTGTTCTAGGCGGCTGACCTAGGTGAGGCGGCTAGCGGCCGTCCTGCGGGTTCCTGTCGGTCAGTTCGCATCCGTCTTCGTATGCCAAGGCCGCGACGAAGTAGGCTAGCTCCGCAACTCCAGGGTCATCGAACGTCCCGAGATAGTACCTGTGCCCGTTCCTTTGGAACCTGACGGCATAGTTGCCGGCTCTTGTCCGCTCGACACGGGTGTATCTTGCGGAACGGCCTGTCTGACTTTGCCAGCTAGTGGTCTCCGTCAGATTGGCGATACGGTTATCCGACTTGTTCCCGTTCTTGTGGCGGAGGTTCCGGGTCGGATAGCGGCCATGGTGGTAGAGCCATGCTAGGCGATGCGCGTATTCGAGCTTGTACTTCGCCCACACGGTGACATGACCAGTGCGCTTGTTCTTCGTGCCGGCAGGCTTGCCTGTTTTCCTTCGAATGAAGATGCCCGTATCGGGGTTGTAGTCGAACAGCTCCCGGACGAAGTCGGCGGTAAGTGGGGGCATCATCTGGTGCCTAACTGGCCGTGCGGGGCATGCTGGTTCGCCCGCATCGACTCCGCGATGATGGTCGCTCCGATGGCTTGCAGGGCTTCCCCAAGGGTCTCTTGGTCGATGTCCAGGTCGACGGCCGCGAGGGCGTCATAGAGCGCGTCATAGACTTCAGGCTGTGACATCGATCACGCCCTCAAGCTCGACCACGTCGAGCCGCCGATCATGAGCGGCTGGAGCAAGGTCCTGACGTGGCGCGGAAGCGGATCGGGGGATTGGGCTCGAAAGGTCGTAGCCGAGTTGCCGATCCGCTCGGAAATGACGAGCCGGGCGTGGTCGATGACGTGCTGAGCCTTGAGCAGGTGAGCGGCCAGGAACGCGTTGGCCTTCGCGACGCGAACCGGGATGTTGTCGGCTGTGAGGCCGATTTCATCTTCATCGAAGTCGAGGGACCACGGAAAGCCAAGGCTACCCGGAAGCTGGTGGTACGGGCGTGGCCAGCACATGAATACGGGGCGAAACCCGAACACGCGGGGAAACTCTAGGTCCTGATGGCGGTCGGCCTTCCGGCCGTGAAACTGGAAGCTGTCGATGATGAGGGCCGCGTCCGTTAGCGCGTTCATCTTCAGCGTGACGGTCGCGACGTTGTCGGGCGGGATCGACGGCGGCGGGTCGGCGTCGTCATAGGTGATGGCGGGCGGAGTAGTCGGCCAGTCACCGGAGCGCAGCGAGGCGGCGACAATGGCGTCAGCATCCTGCAGCGCGACGTATGAGGCGACGCCGGGCGTGAAGTCGTTGGCGTAGGGATCCCAAAGGGTAACTGTCGTCATTGGCTCTTCGAACTTGAAAAGGGCGGCGGTTGAAGCCGCCGCCCTCGCGCAAGGGTTCCTGTGGGCGTGGAGTGGAGCCCACCCCACAGGAAGCCAGTTAGATGTTGGTCAGGCCTGCCAGGCGGGCGGCGCAGCGCGGAGCCTTGAGGCAGCTCCCGACGTACCACTCGATGCGGGTCCGGAAGGCCGGCTTCACCTCAAGCTCGCCAAGATCGCGCACAGAGACGGGCGCGGTCTGGATGCCGTGCAGGGCGTCAGGGCCGAAGCGGACGGCGAACATCGAACAGGTCGCGTCGTTCGTGCCGGCGACTTCGTTCGCAGGGAACACTTCGTTGCCGAGCAAGTCCTGTTCAACCGGGAAGATCGGCACGCCGTTGTAGGAGAGCACCGGGCCGCCGTAGTTGGCCACCATGATCGACTCGGCCGTCGCACCGCCGGCAGCGGTACGGATCAGCGCGCGGAGCGCGCGGATCGTCCCCTTACGGGCCAGAAGGGCGGTCGGGCCGCCTGCAACTTGGTCGATCAGCTCGTCGAGCATGTCGAGCGTCAGCGAGCCGCCGTTGGTCCCGGCGGATAGCACTTGGTTACCCGTGAGACGCTTGGCGAGGCCGTCGAACGAATTGGCGTCAACCGACGTGTCGCCGTAGAAGAACGTGTTCAGGTGGGTCAGGCTGATCGCCTTCGCCTTCAAAGCATCGTAGACGGCGCGAACGTCGTTCGTGCCGGTCGCAACCTGCATCGCGATTTCCGCAACGTCGTAGTCGCTGTCGCCGCCAAGAATTGCCAGGGGCTCGACAGTCGGGTTAATCACCCCGGTCGACTCCGTGTAGCTGTCGCCGATGGCGCGGAAGGCGACGCCGGGAAGCGTTTCTTCGGTGTTGTACTTGTAGGCGTTGCCGGCAATGTTCATGAACGGCATGAGGGCCAGAACGGGGTTGTTCTGCACAAAAACTTCCACAACGCCTTGTGCAAGCGGCTGCGGGTTGAGCTTGGCCCATTCGGTGATCGTAAGCATCGGTTCCTATTCTGTTGATGGGAAGTCTAGTGGTAGTTCGGCTACTTCTTGTAGCCGCTAGCAATCTTCGCGACTGGCGAAAGAGTGCTGAAGTCGGGTTCCGGAGTGGTAACGGGCGCGGGCTTCGTGTCCGTCGTCGGAACAACGGGCTTGGCCAGCTTTTCGCGAAGGTCGGCGATCTCCGCCTTCATCTCGGCGATTATGGCGTCAGCGATGGCCTTCATCTCGCCTGGAGCGAACGGAGCCGGGTCTAGGAGGCGTTGTTCAGCCTGTTGAAGGGCGGTCGCGTCGTCGGGCGTCTGATCTTGTTCTGTGGTCATGGGTTAATCTGCCTTCACAGGGGTGATGGTTAGGTCTGTCGTGACGGGCGTGAAGGTCAGTTCCTCCGCCTCTTGCTTACGCAACGAGAGCTCCAAATAAGCTTCCGCGCGGGTCGGGTAGCTGTCCGGGTTCAGCGCCATGAGAACGTCCACCGGCGAGAACACTGACAGCGCTGTCTTGATTTCAAGGTTCGCCAGCAACTCGGCTTCAGTCAGAACATCGCCCTGTTCATTGAAGTCGACCCGGAGCGTTGCAGCCTCCGGGATCGTTCCGGGGGCATGCGTGTTCACGACGACTTTGATTATCTGGAAGAGACGGGCTTCGTAGCTGCGCCACAGCGAGATATCGTCCTGGCGCGACTCCTTGAGGTCGGTTCGCTCGGCTTCCTTCGCCGACCCGGACTCGGCGGTCTTGCTCAGGTCGAACACGTCCGCGCCGACATCGTTCGTCGCGGCGGTCTGGCGCATGAGGAATTCAAGGGCGTTCAGGATCGCGTCGATTGGCGCGTTCGTGTTGGCGAAGGCGAAGGAGCCGTTCTCCGGAAGGATGATCACCTTGTCCGGGCCGGTCGCGATGGGGTCGCCGGGATGCAGTCCCTTGGCGACCGCTTGACCGTGCGCCTGTAACTCGACGGCCCGCCAGAGGTTGGCGAGGCCGACGTTGAGGGCCTTCTGTGAGCCGATGAGATCGTCCGACCCCGGCAGGAAGAACCTGTGGTCCGGGAGACGGTCGAAGAGGGGCACGAACGGCAAGACGCCGTATGGGTTCACGTTGCTGGCGTTGCCAGGGATGGCGATGGGCCGCCCGGCCGCGTCGCGGCGCATGAACGTCGTGGCCGTCCAATCTGAGTACGTCGTGCAGTCCGGCCGGTGATGGGCGTGGGTGACGATGATCCGGTCCGGGTAGTTCGGATCGGTGTGCTCAACGTCCAGGATGTTCGGCGGCAGGACGTTGATTGCGAGCCCATTCGGCCCGTACCGCACCTGAAGGGCCGTCGTCTTGAGAAGCTTCGTCAACTTCGATGCGCGCTTCATGACGGCGTCGATGTTCGCGGACGCGTACAGAGCCTCGCCGGCTTGCTGATCCCAGCCCTCGAATGTGCGCGCTGGCGTGCTCTGATAGGCGGCTGCTTTCCGCGTGATGATCTTGCGGACCATGTTCACATGGAAAATTCGGAAGGACTCGGGTGAGGCGAAGCGACGACGGATCAGCTCGAAGGTCGTATCGTCTTGTTCGTCATCGAAGAAGCGAACGGCCTCTTCTGCCTTGATCTTTCGCCACAGTTCACTGCGAACGATGTCTAGAAAGGACTTTGCTTCGTTATTGGTGAATGAAAGCATATCAGTTGAAGGGAATTATAAACTATATACTTGGTTAGATCAACGTGGAAAGACGTGCGAGCCCGTATTTTTGACCTTGTTTCGAGCAAAGGCCGCAACAGTCATCCTGTAGTCTGGGCGTCGGTCGATGAAAGCATCGAACATGCGATGGACTTGAAGCATCGACCTACAGGATGATGCGCACATCGGCACTTTGTCGCCGCCGTTCAGCACGCACACCGGTCGGGTGTGTGCTGGCACGTTACAGGACACCCCGTGAAGCTCGTAGGGGTTCAGGACCGTGTCGCGCAGCGAGTGGACCGCCCAAGCGAGGCTATAGACCGCGTCGTCATGGCAACCGCGCGCGTGGCCGAACTTCGGGATGGCTTGGCCGCCCCGGTCAGCTTCCTTGCCATCGTCCGTGATCTCGAACGTCTTCAGCTCCGCGATCAGCCGCTTGAAGGCGGGATCGATGTGCAGGCGCCCCTCTGCTGCGATGGCATGCAGGTTCGTGAAGGCGTTGAACTGCGCCTTCCGGGTCGGATGGATCAGCTCTGCCCCATCGCTGAAGGGCTCGCCATCGGCCCAGTCGCGAACGTCCTGCGATCCATAGGACTCGATGGCGAGCCGGGTCATGGCCATCTCGCGGTGATACCGGGTCAGGTTCGCCTTGATCCCGGACAGGCGGCTGAAGGCCACTTGGTCGGACGCCAGCACGTAGAAGTGCTCTTCGTCATCGTCGCCCACCATCTTCAGGACGGCCGTGGTGATGGTCGCGTCGCCGTGCATCGAGCCGCCGAAAGCCCGGTCAAGGCCGCCGCCGACCACGAACCGCGCCTCACCGGCGATAGCCTTGGGGTTGGGCCCGGCGGCGAGGTAGCCGTCATCGATGGACGCGGCCAGGACTTCGGCAGGAAGAAGCAGCGAGGCCCCGTCCTGCCAGCGGTTCAGGTGGTAGCGCCCGAACGTGCCGGGGAGCATCTGCTTGGCCAGGGAGCGAAGCTTGGTCTCGCTGATCCACGGCGGGCGCTCGCGTGCCGCGTGCTCAAGGTCGGGGTACTGGATGTGGCTGAAGAACAGGCCCGGATCGTCACCACGCTGCGACGCCTGATAGAGCTGGAACAGCGGCGACGACATCGGCCCGACCGTCGAGTCGATCAGGAGCATCGACCCCGTCGAGTCGATCAGCGAGCCCCGGAGGGCGTCTAGAACCTCGTCTGTCGAGGCGGCGTGTATCTCGCTGATCTGGGCGGCCGTGAGCTTCTTGCCCCACAGGGTCGAGGGCTGACTCGGGAAGGCCTGAATGATGCTACCGGTAGCGGGGAGGCGGATCGCCTCACGCTCCAGAACGATCGTGCCGTTGCGCACAAGCCCGCTCAGGAACGGCGTGTGTTCGACCGCCTCTGTAAGGGAGCGGAAGCCGGTGTCGATCACCTGGCGGTAGGAGTTGGCGACGATGGCGATGTTCTCGGTCCTGCGCGTCAGGAACCGCCAAAGAATGATCATGCCAGAGGTGACGGTCTTGCCGTGCCGGCGAGGCCAGCAAAAGACAATCGTTGAGAAGTCCCCGTCGAGGGCCTGTCTTATCTCGGCTTCTTCACGTGGTCCTGGAATGAAGGGGACGTATCCACCTTCAGAGCCCCGCACTACGGGTTGGACATCCTTGAGGAACTTGAAGAAGCCTTGTGAACCTGATCTCCACGATGAAATCTGTTGCTTGAGGGAAGGGGAATTCAT